GAGCTTGCTCACCTTGTAAAAGAGGAGCTGCAGACAGGATGGCGCGCACAGCAGGTGATGGCCGCTATCGACGCTCGCAAGGCCAAGCAGGTCAACGACCAGTTAGAACATTGCACTGTAGACGGCATCGGCCAACACGTCATGGACGTTCCGGCCGATGCTTATTTTGCGTGGCAGAAGCATCTAGGTGACGGCTGCTGGTCTGACAAAACATTCCGCCACTGGTTTCTAAAACGGAACCCTGAGTGCGCGATTAATTACACGCCGCGCAAAACCACCGTCCTGATCTAATGAAACTCGACCGCGACAAAATCACGCGCATGATCAGCGACATCGATCAGGCGGACCACGACGGCTCCGGCTACCTGCATCGTAAGCTCAAGAACTTCAACGTCAGGTATTGCATCTGGGCCGGACAGAGCGACGACGGCCGCAAGCACCAAGCCTTCTACGGCAAGAAAGTTTTTCCTTGGGAAAATAGTTCGGACGTTTCCGTGCGAATGGCTGAATCGATAATTCGTGAGAGGGTTATCTCTTTGACGTCCGCATTCTTTAAGTCACGCCTGCAAGTCCAGCCGGTCGAGGTGATGGACGCCCCGAAGAAGAACGCCGCCGAGACTGTGCTCCGCTGGCTCCTGCACAGCCACTGTGCCGACGACATGCGCCGCGAGATCCGCTTGGCTGCCGAGTTTAGAGAGACTTATGGCCTCGCTGTGATGGCTGTCGATTGGGAACGCCAGACCCGCGTCGAGGTGAAGAAGTTCACGCTCGAAGAAGCGATGATGATGATCGAGGAGACCCAAGATCCCAACTTGCAGGCGCTCCTCGAAGTTGTCCTCGATCCGGCGCAGGAAGAGCTGGCCGCGGAGCTTCTCGGTCAGGTGGTGCCGGAGCTGGGCAGCGTCTCCAAGGTTCGCCAGCTCCGCGAGAAGGGCGAGGTCGAGTGGGAGAGTCCTTATATTTTCTCAAGCAAGCCGGTGGTGCGTGCTTTGGAAGCGTGGGAAGACGTCATTTTCCCGATTCAGACCGACAGCCTGCAGAGGGCGCCCTTCATCGCCCGCCGCGAGCTACTCAGCGAGTTCGAGCTGCGCGAGCGCGCCGCACTTGAAGGCTGGGACAAGCAGTGGGTCGAGCGCGCGGTGAAGCATCGCGGCGAGATGAAGCGCATACACATGAACATCCACCGCTCGGACCAGTTCCTCTACGAGCAAATGCGCGACCTGATCGAAGTGTGGCATGTGTATCGCAAGGAGCACGACGACCGCACCGGAGCGACCAAGGTCACCCGCACCGTCGTCAGCTACAGCATCACCGATTCCGTCGCCCTGCATGAGCTGATGCCCTACGAGCATCAGATGTATCCTTTCATCGAGCTGCCCCGCGAGCGCAACACCCGCCCGCTTCTCGAAAGCCGCGGAATTCCTGAGATCGTCCAGTCGGCGCAGGAAGAGGTGAAGGTGCAGAGGGACTATAGGGTCGACCGCGCCAGCATTTCCATCATCCCTCCGCTCAAAGTTCCCGCCTCGCGCGGCCGCCTAGATCTCGTCCTCGGACCAGCGATGCAGATCCCTGAGAGGCGTCCGAATGAAATTAATTGGATGACGCCGCCGCCGTTTGACCAAGGCTCTATCGAGGTCGAGCAGGCAACCCGCGCAGACGTTGACCGCTACTTCGGCCGCATGACCGAGAGCGTGAATCCCAACATCGCCATGCTGCACATGCAGGACTTGGCCGACTCATGGCTCCTCGACATGAAGGTCATGATGATCCAGATCCTCGCCTTGGCGCAGCAGTATATGCTGCCAGAGGAAATTTCTCGCGTCACCGGAAACGCCACGCCGTTAGCTGAAGGCGCCGCCGACATCCGCGGTCGCTATGACATAGTGGCGGATTTTGATGCGAGGACGCTCGACACAGCCGCCCTAGAGGCCAAGATGGCGTTCCTGACCCAGAATCTGGTGCCTCTGGATTCGATGGGAGTTATCGACCGAGCGCAATTGATCAAGGTCATGCTCGGCAGCGTAGACCAGAACCTCGCCAACCTTCTCGTCAGGGATATCGGCGCTGCGACACAGATGGAGCAGGAAGACGAGCAGGGCGCCTTTGCGAAGATCGCCGCGGGAACCGAGCCGCCGTTGAAAGAGGGCGGACAAAACGCGCAGATCCGACTGCAGACCCTGCAGCAGATCATTCAGTCGAACCCTGCTGTCATGCAGCGGTATCAGTCCGACGAGATCTTCAAGCGCATGATCGATGCGCGCATGCAGGCGTTCAATTTCCAACTGCAGCAGCAACAGAACGCAGTAATCGGCCGCACCGGCGCCCAGCCCGCGCTGCAAAAGATGGCCCAAGACCAGCAACTCGGCATGACCGCCCAACCCGCCGCCTAACACATGCACCCGAACGTATCCGTCAGAAACATCGCCGGTCTAAACATCCCGCAGCACAACGCGGTTGAGCTGAATTACGTCTCCACGACAAACAACCTTTCCACGGTGGTCTACAAAGAAGGCAGCCAGACTGTCGCCACGCTCACCTTCACCTATGTCGGCGGCACGCCGTCCAGCGATGACGCAAAGATCGCCACAGTGACCCGCAGCTAATGGCCATCAAGTTCAATCCGCTGACAGGAAACTTCGACTTCACCGGCAGCGGTGGAGGCGGTGGTGCGTCCTACATCGACGGCGAGGTAGCGACCTATGCGGACCTTCCGCTAGACGGCTCGGCCACACTCAACAGCGCATGGCTCGTCCGCACCGCCAGCGGCGTCTGGCCGGTTAGCCGCAAGCAGGCGGGCATCTACATCCGCACGGCGACCGGCGGCAGCAGCAGGGACGCTGACTACACCTACGCTGGCACCTTGCCGGACGTGTTCAGCGACTCGCAGTTCCTCCTCTTTGATAACAGCGACACCAGCAAGAACCTCCAGTTCGACCTCGGCGGCATCTCCACCGGAACCACCCGCACGCTGACCGCGCCGAACGCCTCGGGCCGCATCCAGATCGAAGGGCAGCCCATCGGCTCGACCACGCCCGCCGCAGGCACCTTCACCACGCTCACCGCCAACAACGGCACGCTTACTGGAGCGTCCGCGCCTGTGCTGGATTTGAGCCAAACGTGGAACCAAAACGCTGCCTGTGAATTTACTGGAAGCATATCGGCTACCACGTTGACGGTTTCGGCGGTTGCCAGCGGCACACTTCAAGTTGGCAGCGAGATATATGGATCAAGCGTAGTTGCTGGGACATATATAACCGCGCTTGGCACGGGAACTGGAACGACAGGAACATACACCGTAAGCAGTTCGCAGACGCGCAGCGGAACGATGTTTGCCAAAGGCGTGTTTACGGCAAGTCGATTGCAAATCACTGATACGGCATCATCTTTGACGAGTAACTTTTTAGACCTCCGAAAAGGAGGAGCGTCACAGGTTTCCATACGACATGACGGCTTGATTGGTTGGGGCGGTGTAAACCCGCAAGTTTCCATGTCGTATGATCCTTCGCTTGGTTTGGTTTCATACGGCCCCTCTTTTTCTCCCATAACTCGACAGAATACTGGGTTTTTTGTCTTAAACGGAACAGCGGCTTTGTCTTGGGGCGCTGGCAATTCAGTCACGGGCGCAGACACCACTTTGGTTAGAGACGCCGCTGACACGCTCGCCCAACGCCGCACCACCAACGCCCAAACCTTCCGCCTCTACAACACCTTCACGGACGCATCGAACCACGAGCGCGGCTTCCTCAGGTGGAGCAGCAACGTGCTTCAAATCGGCACGGAGAAACTTGGCACTGGCACGGCGAGGGCGCTGGAGTTTCAAACGGATGGAGTGACGCGGATGACGGTTGCCGCCACTGGAGCAGTAAGCACCAGCGGAAACTTTAGCTGTGTTGATCTTACGTGCGGCACATTGAATGCTACGAGCGGAAGCGTGACGGCAGCAGCCACCGGCGGTATTCGCTGGAGTGGCCGTGCGCGATTTAATAGTCCAGCAGACAGCATTGTAACGATTGTAAATGCCGCAAGCACCGACTTTGACCGTCTCCAATTCGGCGGCACAACCAGCGCATTCCCCGCGCTCAAACGCTCAACGACTGCCCTGCAAGTTAGGCTTGCGGATGATTCGGCGTATTCCGTTTTAGACGCACAGCTTCGCGCACAAGGAACCGCGCCAGCAACGAGCGGAGCCGCAGGAACGGCGGGCGATATTCGCTACGACGCCGACTACATCTACGTCTGCACGGCGGCGAGCACTTGGAAGCGTGCGGCCATCGCAACTTGGTAACTCTTATGTTGAACAACCCTAATCCCATCACCACGGAACCCGTAGCCGCCAAGGTCTACGACCGCCTGCACGTTTACACGTTGTCCGCCATCCAGCCGACAACGGACTCTGGCTCCATAACCGTCGAACTCTTGCCCGCAACCGCAGACGGCGAACTCGCCAACGGAAGCCTTGTCCAGAAGATGACCGCGCCGTTGACGCCCGAAATCATGCAGGCCGTTCCCGAACTCGCCGCCGCGTTCGCCGCAGTGTTGGCCGCGATTCCCGCGACACAGGCGTATTTGGCCAGCCAGCAGGAGCAGCCCAATGAATAAGCAAGTCACACTCACCGAGGCCGAAGCCAAGGTAGTCATGCAATGCCTCGACCTCGCCGTCAAAACCGGCGGGCTGAACGCCGCCGCGCAGATCCTGCCGCTGGCAACGAGCATCGAGAAGCAACTCACGGAGGAAGCACCCGCTGCTGAATAATGAGGACTGTCACCTTACAGTCTATCCTCCTCCGCGCATGGCAGCGCGCCGGAAACGACGGCTCGGATATTTCTAACATCCCATCCGGCGCAAGAACCATGATGACCGCCGCCGCCAACGAACGCATCGCGGATTGTTGGGAGTGGGCCGATTGGCCGGAACTCATGCGCGTCGAAGAACGCACCGTCGAAGGCAACGACACGACCGGCTACTTCATCCCCTACGAGCAAAGCGGCCAGACAGCCATGGGCGAAGTCTTCGGCGTCCTGCGCGACAACCCTGCAACCCACGTTGCACCCCGCGCCATCGGCTACACCCTCCTCGGCGACAATGTGAGATTCCCGCAAAGCACCGACCTGCCAACCACAGTCTGGGTCAACTTCCGAGTCCGCCCGACCGAATACAGCGCAAGCAACCTCTCGGCGACAGTGCCAGCCGTCATTGCCAAGGCAGTCGGCTACCTCCTGACCTCGGACCTCCTCACCGAAGACGGCCAGCTCGACAAGGCTCTGGCCATGGAGCAGCTCGCAGAGAACGAACTGATTTCTCAGCGCGACAAATATTACTTTCAGCAAAACCAGCCGTCCATGTGGACCGCTCGCGTCAACCAATACTAAGCCTATGAACCCAAACGTCAGAACAACGAACAGGGCCAACGGCGTCCGCCTCATTAGCGACACCACGGCCGTCACCGGAAACTTCAGCGCCGTCCAAAGCCTCGACGCAGCGACCAAGTTCCACACGCTCGCGGGCAACCAGACCAACGTGGCGAACACGACCAGCGGAAGCGCCTATGCGTTCCCTGTCGGCACCGCCATCGAAGGCAGCTTCACTGAGATCAAACTGCACGCCGGTGCTGTGCTTGCATACTTGAAGTAACGCATCTGAGGAGCCGCGCGATGAGCCTGTCCTATTTTCATCACAACTTCAGCACGACTGAAAAAGGAGTCATCGGCACGGCCACGTCCATCGGCTCCTCGGCGTTTTCTATGCTGCCACATTTGGAGACGACTCTCAGGGTCGCCGGACTTTGTGTCGGTCTGGCCGTAGGCGTAGTCACTTTAATTTCGGTCCTTCACGACCTCCGCAAAAAACAGAAAGCAAACAAATGAGAAACTGGAAAACAACCCTGCTCGGAATCCTCACAATCATCGCAAGTCTCAGCACCGCTGGCCGCGAGTTCCTCGCCAATGGCAGCATCCCTGACCTTGGCCTCGTTGGCGCAAGCCTGCTCGCCGGTTGGGGCTTGGTCATGGCGAAAGACGCCTCGGCACGCCTCTGACTCCGTGAGCGCCCGCGTCACAAAGCTAGTTGCAGTTGTGATCCTCGCCAGCATCTGGGCTGTCGGTGCGGCTGGGTGCGTAACGGTGGGCTACGACTTCATTAAGCAACAGGCAACAGTAACGGTCACGCCGACCACCAAAGGCTACGCGAAGTAAAGCAATGTGGAAGTGGATCAGGAATCTGTTTGGCAAGAAGTCCGCGACTGGCCCAGCGCCAGCCTCGCAGAGCTTGCCATCCGCATCCACAACCAGCTCCACAACCGCAAGCAGCGCCAAGAGCTACGACCAGCGTCGAGTGTTCACGCCGAACAAGCAAGCCAACCGCATCAAGCCGGAAGCAATTGTCCTACACCACTCAGACGGAAGCTATCTTGGTGGATGCGAATGGATCGGTAACCCTGCGAGCAAGGTGAGCTATCACGTTCTCATCGCCCGCGACGGCCGCCGGACAGTCTTCGGTGATGACACCGACCGCTGCTGGCACGCTGGTGTCAGCTCATGGCTTGGCCGCAAAGACCTCAATAGCTGGAGCCTCGGTGTGGCATGGGACGGTAACACTTATAACAACCCGCTCGGCGAGGATGCCATGAATAGCGCCATCGAATACCTCGTTCCTCGCATGAAGAAGTGGGGCATTCCCATGACGCGCGTGCTGACGCATCAGCAGGTCGCCCCAACCCGAAAAACAGACATCTCCCCCGCCGACGCCGCGCGGTTCAAAAGCAGGCTCAGGGCAGCACTTAACTAATGGCATTAGAATCTCCAGTGCAGCGTGATGGCGACGCCGGATTCCTCGGCTTCGCTTCTCGTTTGAACCCGCTGACCCTTCCGGCGGGCATGCTGCAAGACAGCGTGAACATGCGCCTTGATCGCGGAGTTGCGCAGACCCGCAAAGGATCAAAGCGCCTCACCGATACAATCGGCACTACCGGCGCCCCGCTGACTCTCGACTTCACCCTCGGCACCGACAAGACCGTCACCTCAATCACCCGCGCCTCAACCACGGCCACCGTCACCGCCACCGCCCACGGCTTTGCCACCGGCGACCAAGTGAACATCCGTGGCGCCGTGCAGACGGACTACAACGGCGACTTCATCGTCACCGTCACCGGAGCCAATACTTTCACCTGCACCGTTGCAGGATCTCCCGCGACACCGGCCACCGGCACGATCATCGCCAACAACGGACCCGAAGTCCGCGACAGCTATGACGGCGGACTTTACGCGGCCGGTGTCTTCGCCAGCCAGAACTACGACAACGCCAACGAATTCATCGTGTTGGCCGGAAGTGACAGCGCCACGCTCTACCGCCAAGGCCAATCGCCGGTGGTCAAAACCTACCCGACAAGCCCTGCCGAGAAGATCGAAGGCACTGACACCGTCTCGGTGGTGCAGGCATTTGATCGTTTATATATCCTCCGCGAGGCTGACCGCAGCGTCACCGGCTGGGAGCAAAAGCT